TTTCCATCTTAGCACCCTTGACAACAATATCGTCAGCGATAGTAAACTTCCTCACGAACTTACGGAAGGAAATGCCACGGTAAATATTACTTGTGTCATCATCAGTGGTATCCTTCACAGAACGGACGGTTAGCACACCATCGGAAACCTCTACTTCTAAATCCTCACGGGAAAATCCAGCTAGTGCCATCTCAATGGCATAGTTGTAATCACCTTCCTTTCGAATGTTATATGGGGGATATCCCGTAGTAGACGAGGGGTTATTATCAACATATCTCTTTAGAGTATCGAACATCCTATCGTAACCTACTGAATAGGGTGTTAGTTGGTTGATGTTGTCGAAAATTGTTAGTGCTTTATTCATCGGTATCTCCTTTAAAAGCAAGATTAATATGATAACCCATTAGGCGTTATCGTTTATTATATATGGGGATTGAAACAAAAATTTCAACCCCCACACATAATTTTTTTAGAAGGCAACTTCGGCAGTTTCCTCAGCATCCTCAGTAACACTATCTTCACTGGTCAAAACGCCAGCATCAATTTTGGTGTAGAGGTCTAGGAATGATGCCTTAGTGTCTTCATCAAAACGAGCGACACACAGTTCGATGGACTGCATCTTGTCACCAAAGATGGCAAAAGCCTTCACAATGTGATCCAGACGGCGAGTTGAGATTACCTCATCAACTCCACCATCGAAGAACGTCTTACGAATAACCTCTGCCCAAGTGACAAGGTTATCTGCAAAGTCTTTATCGACAGCACCATACTTCTGCATGGAACCGAGAACAATCTTCTTCTCGATTGCCGCAGAGGCATAGGGCTGTTCCATCGTGACTGCGAACCGCTCAAGGAACGCTTCGTTTAGAATGTTGGTTCCAATGAACCGTCCATCGTCAGAACCCTTGCCCTTAGTGTTGGCAGTGGCAATGACGTTGAAACCATCCTTTGGAGTAACCCACTTGTTGATCTTCTTGAGGTAAACACCTTTACCCTCAAGGACCGGCTGCAGGCAGAGCAACTTGTTCGAACCCAGATCACACTCATCAAGCAGAAGAGTGCAACCACGTTCCATTGCTTCGATCACAGGACCAGGCATGAACTTGGTTTCACCGTTCACCAAACGGAAACCACCAAGCAGATCATCCTCATCAGTTTCGATGGTGATGTTGACCCGAATGAGTTCCTTCTTGAGTTTGGCACAAACCTGTTCGACCATCAGAGTCTTGCCGTTGCCGGACAGACCAGTGATGAACATGGGGTAGAACATACCAGACTTGACGACTTTCTCAATCAGAGAGAAGTTACCCCAAGAGACAAAACCCTCGAACTTGGAAGGAACCAAATTCTGGTCATTCATATTTGTTGCAACAAGGTTAACCACAGCAGACGCATCCTCAGTTACAGCAGCAGGAGCAACTACGGAACCACCCTCAGTGGGCAACTTGTACGCATTGTAACCAACAGTGTAGTCCTTACCAAACCACGTTGGGAACGGAACACCTGCCTTCTCGGCAGCCTCCGCCTTCTGTGCCTTGGTAATGATTGCACCTTCACCGAACATTTCGGCAGCGGTATCAACAAAGAGCTTCTTACGAGGTGAGAGATACATAGTCATTCCTTCTGTCTGTTTTCTCATCATATATACATAGTACACTATCGGGGAACATTTGTCAACCCCTATTATGCAACTAATTTCACAAACCGATTCAACAGGGTACGAGACTGAACCTTACCCTTAGTCATCTTACCAAAGGCAGACTTGAGTTTTGCCTTGGATGCACCGACCAGTTCATTGTCGAGAGTCTCGTTCTCGACTTCCAGATTGCGACCACCCTGCAACAGATAGTACTCATCATATCCAGTGGTATCACCCTCGACTGCGAGATACTTGTCCTTATTCACTTGTTTTAGCATGGACTTCATCTTATCATCATAAACACTGATACCAGTGGCATACGCAATGGTCCGTTTGTCGATGCGTCCAGAACGACCAGTTCCCGCAATGAAGAACCCAACTAGGTTCATACCATCCACAGAGTCCTTGAGAATACGAAGCAAGTCATTGGTGGTATTACCAGTCATTTCGTAGGTCTTACCGTTCTTGGGATTAGTAACAATCGTCTTGTATCGACCATAGAGATTGCGCTCAACGTCATTGCCATCAACCATGTTGTAATCCCGAATGTAGTGGTGGCGACTTGAGGCACCATCTGTCAGGAAAATCGTGTTGACTTTCTGGACACCAGTTTCATTCTTAAACTTGGGAACAATCGTAGTCATTGCCATGATTGCATCGTTCAGCGGAGTACCACCAAGCTGGTACTTGTAAGGACCATCAATAGGATATCCCTTCTCATTCCAATTGCGATAAATCCAACGAGAGGCAACCATCCAGAGATAGTGCATCATGCGGTTCTCTTCATTGCCAGTCATGTCAGAACAGAAGAACTCCAACAGTTTGAACTGGTTGTATTCAATCTCACCATACTCGAACGTTGTTTCAGAATCTTCATTTGAATCAAAACGATTTACACGACCATAACAATCAGAGAACGCATAGACCTTGAAAGGAATTTGTGTCCGACGGCAGAACCAAATCAGATTGTACAACTGTGAGAGAGTACCAATCAGATTGTCAGACATGGAACCAGACCAATCCAGAACCATCACCATACCGTGGTTTGTTGCGCCCGGCAGAGTAGTTACCTTCTTGAACAGGTCATCATTGAACTTGTAGGTGTGAAGAGCACCCATGTCGAGAGTGCCAGTCTTGGCAGTTGCCGCACGAGCATACTGGTCAGCAGACTTCTTCATCTCAAATTCTTTTACCATGTATGCAACCGTCTTCTTGGATGCAGCCTTGAGTTCAGTTACTTCCTCAAGAGTAGAACGGTAATAGAGTTCATCAGAATAACCATTGTACCAAGAACCAAGTTCCTCAAGGCAAGTCTTGAAGGAAACAATGGTGTCTGCCGGAACAGGAGCAATACGACCATACATGCGGTCCTGAGCAGTCTCGTCACGCAACTTGTCAATCGCATTGTTCGAGTCTGTGTCAGTCTTGACAGGAACACTACCAGTACCGTCAGACTCGACACCACCCTCAGTGTTACCTACTTCAGTTTCACCATCACCAGTTTCGGAGTCATCATCACCGTTGTTGCCAACAGGAGCATTGTTGTTACCGTCACCATCTTCTTCACCTTTTGATTCTTTAGACTTACCTTCACCCTCACCTTTTTCAGAAGAAGAGGACATTCCCTCAGAGGACTCACCAGTGTCACCAGTGTCACCAACAGAACCATCCTCACCATCAGAGTTTTCTTCCTCAGTGGAACGCTCTTCCATCCACTTGTAGATTTCTTCTGCGAGAGTCAGAACGTCCTCGACAGTTTCGAGTTCGGCAGTCTTCTTGACAAACACCTTCTCTTCATCAGAGAACGTCACACCCTTCTGCTTCTTGAAGAACAGGTTGATGCGGTCAATGACAGTGAGTTTAGAAATGTCCTCACCCTCGACATCGAAGAAATTCTTCTCGCCGAGTTCTGCGTATCCACGATTGAAGATACCGACAGAGCCGGGATACTTCTTCTGGACCATCTTCTCAATGCGAGCATCCTCAAGAATGTTAACAACACCCTTGTTGAGATTGCGAGTGACGACCTCTTCCATCATCTCCAGAGGCGTCCAGAGTGCGTGAGCAATCTCATGACATACCATCAGGTCATAGATGTTGTTAGTCATCTCCTCATCTTTCCAGATAGGAAGACCAAGTTCACGACGCTTCACATCAAAGTAAGCAGTAGGAGTCTGCTTGTGAACTACGAAGATATCCTCTTCTGCGAGGAGTTTTGCGAGTGTGTCTTTTTTCATCATGTTTATATTCTACTCGATTCCCTCAACATTGTCAAGAAGTTTCTTGCATGTCTCGTCAAAAATGTTTGCCATAGAGAAGGGCAGACCTAGATCGTAACAAATCTTCTCACCACCATACATCAAGTCAATTTCGTCAAGTTCGAGAGACTCGACAAACCACCGAATTGCAGTCTCACGGTCACCCACAAGAACCTCAATATCAGACAGATCGTTTTCGAACTTGGTGATTGCCCACCGTTCAGCCATCTTCTCACGCTCGATTGCGGCGTCTAGTTCCTTAAGAAGACCGTTCCAGATTTCTTCCTTACGGTCATTTGTTGCATCCCAATACTCATGGGAACGAGGACGAAACCCATAAGCGTCCTTGTGAAGATCAGAGAAGATGTTGTCATCAAAGGTGTACATGTCTTTTTCCTTAGTGAATAATTAATTCGCCAGTGATATTCGGAGTCTTCACAACGTAACCCCAGAAGAAACCTTTTGCTTCCTTGGCAGTCTCAAATTTTTTCTCAAATTCAATCTTGCCATACATCTTGTATTTGACGGTAGCACCGCGTGTCTTCTTGGTCATGTCTTTTTCCTTATTTCTCATCATATATACATAGTACACTATAGAACTAAATCTGTCAAACGAAAAAACGCCCTTTCAGGCGTTTTTTGTATTATTTATGAAATGTGTGACATTTTTGCAACATACTATCACGCAATCCGTGACGCACGTTTCCTAACCTTCGTTGCCCTCTTCTGTGCCATATCGAGTTTCAATCTACTGACACGGCGAGTGAAATTGGTGCCTTCCATGTGGTCGTATTCATGTTGGAAGATACGAGCCTCAAGTCCATGCATCGTACACTGAACATGTTCTCCTGTCTCATCCTCAAAACTACACACGATACCCTCTGGTCGTTCTACGAGTAACCAGACACCAGGCCAAGTCAGACAACCCTCATCCATCTTGATTGTTTCCTTGGAATACTCTGTGATGAATGGATTGAAGCAGGCGATAATCTCTTTCTCCTTCACATCGGAATACATCACGAAGGCACGTTCAGAAATACCCACCTGATTCGCAGAGAGTCCAACTCCGTTGTTTCTCTCCATGCAGGCAATCAAATCATCCTTTAGTTTCTGTCTATCCAAGTCTTCACTGCAAACGTTAAGTCTCTGACGCAGTGAAAGGTCATTATTTGGTAGTAGTTCCATCATGTTCTCCCATGAAAAATAGTGGCGTAATTCGTATTTGTTTCAAATCTATACCAAGCACAATTGTCTTTGCCTGTCATATTACCAAACCATTTGATTCGTCCAACACTCACAATATTCGAACAGTACTTTATATATTCAGACGATTGTTTGGTGTGCATCCAATCTGCGTCAAACAATAACCATGTGGTCCTCAGTGACACAAAGTGTTCAATCATTGGGTGCAGTAGTTTTCTATCCCAAGGTGGATTTGTAATAATGAAGTCCGACTCGTATACTTCTTTCTCACCAATATCAGTATAATTGTTTCTTGCGATACCATGTAACTGTGGTTCGATATCACTCGCCCACATGCAAGTGCCACCAAAGTGTTCTAGGTGTCTGCACAATTGTCCATCACCAGCACAAGGTTCTGCAAACGTGAACCCCTTTGGTAAATGGTCGATTAGAGGTTCTACTGCCGCAAATGGTGTGGGGTAGAAGTCTCTAGGTTTTCTTTCAAAGTCTGAACGTTTACCCATTTGATATATGACTGAAGTTTTTGATCTTCTCAAATCTAATAGTGCTTCGGAACTTGTCTGCAAGTGCATCCTGTTTGTGACTGATCACAAACACGTTCTCATCACCAAGTGTGTTTAGAATCTTTAGGAACTCATCTGTTCCCGTGCCGTCCAAAGAACTATCGAAGATTTCATCAAGTATCAACAGGTTCGTATTTGTACTGTTCTTCATCTTTGCAACGGCTCTCCAAGTAAAGAGTAGTGCAAGGTCGATACGCATCTTCTCACCTTCGGAGAATGATGCATAGGTAAACTCATCCCGATACCGTGACTTGATAGTTTCGTTGAAGTTCTCATCCAGTGTGAAGTTCACATAGAACTCCATCGAAGTTAGGTAAGTGTTGATGAGTTTGTTCATGATAGGAAGATACTGTTTGATAATCTTTGTCTTGATACCACTATCCTGTAGCATGTTACGAACTGCATCAGAATACGTCTGGTCTTCACGCAACTTACTTCTCTGTTCGTCAAGTCCTTTCATCTTTTTGTTTAGACGTTTCAACTTATCATAGTCAGACTTACTCAATTCTTCATCTGCAAGTTGTGCGACCTCTGTAGATAGTGTGGCATTGAACTTCTCTAGTTGCACGATAGATTGATTATTCTTTGCAACCTGTACTTCGTTCTCTCGTATCTTCTCTACAATGTCATTGATAACACTCTGTCGATTCTTTGCCTCTGAAATCTTGTCCTCAAGTTCTTCCAATGCAGAAGAGAACTTGTTCACCTCAACCATCTTGTCTTCAATCATACCAGACTTGAACGCCTCATCAATGTGTTGCTGACAGGTGGGGCAGTCTTCGTTGTTCTCAAAGAACGATACCACACTAGAGTGTGACTTGTGTTTCTCACGAAGAGTGGACTTCAGATTATTCAACTTACTCATCGTTGTGACAATCTTATCCTTGTCTGCAATCTCTGTGAGCCAGTTGTCCTTCTGTTGATTTAGTTTCTCATTCTCAGAGTTACGACTGAATACTTCTTCCTCATTACTTGAAATCAGAAGTGTCTTCTCTTCAATCAACTTGTCCTTATTCTGTTTCACCTCAGAGATATACTTCTCCTGTAGAGAAATCTTCTCTCTGTTTAGTTCGATGTTGTAGTCCATCTCTCGTATGTCTTCAGAGATGGTCTTCATTCTCTGTTTGACCAACAGGTTCATCAGTGAGAAGATTTGGATGTCAAGGATTTCCTCAACAACCTCACGGCGGTGCTTTGCCTTCAGCTGCATGAAAGGAATGAACGTCGAAGAACCGAGAATAACAACCTGTGTGAAACTCTGGTAGTTCAACTTTAGGATTTGCTGCTCTAGGTACTTCTGATAATCACGGGAATTCGCATCCTGATTGTACATCTTACCATTGATGTAAATCTCAAACTTATTTGGTTTGATACCACGAATAACCTTGATTTCTTTCTTACCGATATTGAACTCTACCTCTACTTCGCAATTACCGTTATTAATTGAGTTAAGTAGTTGGGGTTTATTGATATTGCGAAAAGGCTTACCAAACAAACCAAAACATAGAGCATCAAGAATAGTAGACTTACCCGCACCGTTCTCTCCAATAATGAGTGTGGTAGAACTTCTGTCTAACTGTATCTCTGTAAAATTATTACCTGTGGATAGGAAGTTTCGCCAACGTACATATTTAAAATGAATCATATTGGTAAAACACCCCTTTCTAGAGGTTTCTCATTTTTTAAATTAATTCCAAACAAACAGACAGGAAAATCAATGTTCATTCTATTAATACTTCTCATAACGGATGGAAAAGACGGCACACCAGATGACATATTTTTTGCTAAATTCTTAGATGGGATGACTTCAACACCTAAGTCAATAATATCATTTTCATAACATACCTTAAATTTTGCAAACAAATCATATATAACAAAAGCATATTTTCCAAATTGAATTTCAATTCCAACACGATCTTTATAAAAATCTACTTCACATTCATCTCCAAAAGGTTTTAGTGAGACATATCCATTTTTATTAAATATATTTTTATAACCTTCATTTATTGATTTTGGAGAAACTAATTCTCTACCTTTTGATTTTAATTCAAGAGATTTCTTGAAATAAAAGTGTGAAGATAAATCTGTTTCAAGAAAAGATATAATTTTTGAAAGTTTAATATTCTTATCACAATTTATTAATTCTATATTTTCAATAATCATATTTCTAAATCTTGGGCCTCTGTATAAAGTGACCGCATCGTATTTTTCAATCGGTCCTTGCTCAGTGTAACGTCCAGTTCATCTATATATTTCTCTAGCAGAGTCATCGTGTCCTCTGTGTTCTCAACAATGTCATCTGATACATTCTCTGCATCCAGTTCAGAGAAGTCCTCTACAATCTTCACCTCATGTGCGTCAGCCTGTAGGAGTTTGTCTACAAACTTATCGAACTGGTAAAGGTCTTTCTTGTTTACCACAATTACCTTTACATACATGTCCTTGAACTTGGACATGTCGTAGTCTGTGTAATCCGTTGTAGTGTCGTCGTAGTAAACCTTCTCAAACAGATGGTATGGATTTACGATACGTTCTAACTCTCTCGTCTCTGTATCGAAGATATGAAAACCTCTAGGGTCTTCAAAATCGCTCCAGTAAATTTCGTATGGTGTGCCGAGATAATAGATTTGTCCATCGTCTGACTTGTGATGAAAGTGTCCACTCATCACGATATCAAATCTACGAAACAGTTCCTTATCGTATGCACCATCGGCAAAGTGACCTTTGTGCATCTGAAATCCATTTACCTCAAGATGTCCCATTGCAATCTGTGCAGGGGACTTACTCAGTGCAGACATAGACTCTTCGTAGTTGTTTGCATTGATCCAAGGAATGAACTGAATAGGAACACCATCGAACTCTACAACCTCTGGGCCTGTGTAGATGTTGCACCTGTCTCTACCGACAAGTTCTTCCATAGAGTTTACTTCGTTTGTGTTCTTGTAGTAGGTATCATGATTGCCAATGATAATGTGTAAGTCGATACCCAACTCTGCAAAGCGATTGATGAACCGATTACGGAAATCATTGGCAATTTTGAAACTGATAAACTTACGTCTATCAACTACATCCCCAAGATGCACACACGTTTTGATACCTCTCTTTTCCAACTCTGGAAAAAAGATATTATCATAAAACTTATAGAAGTATTCATTCACATTCTGGTTATCGTTACGAGCACCAAAATGTGTGTCAGTCACAAGTGCGATTTTCAATTAATCGTATCCTCTAACTGCATCTGTTTCATCCTCATCCATAAAACGCTCTAGACCATTCTTTGTTGTTGACTTCTTCTTTTCTTCTGTCTTTTTATTCTTTGGTTTGTAGACATCTTCATTAGGAAGATTTTCTATCGCAAAAGAATATGGAATACTGTAAGACCTATCATCGTAGGTCATTGTGGTCCATGACTGATGGTCTGTCTCTTCAACAATCTTGTTCTTGACATGGGTTTGCTTTTTCTCTTTTTGAATTCTACGCAAAAATGCGTAGTAGATAATTTGGGTGAAGTATGCGAAAGGATTCTTTGACTTCTCTGGATTGAAGTTTGAAGCATACTGTAGGCAGTTTTCGATGCCATCTGAAATCATCTCATCTTTGTAAGTATAATTAATAAAATTAGGACGATAGGAAAGGTGCGTTGCAATCTTTAGAAAACACTCACCGATATAATTCGTAACAGGTGGTCTGTCTTCTCCTGCCTCTTCTGCAAGAGCACACTTCTCTTTCCACTCAACCATTGCTTGGAGAAACACCTTATTATCTACATAATGTTCACCCTTTTGACGTTTAGCCATAATTACTCCTTAACTAAAACTTTCACTACAATAACATATGAGTTATTATTTGTCAAGTACCCTAAGTGACTTGACATTATCGAAAAAATCAGTATAATAGACTATGTTGAGTCTTCAGTGATATACTTTATATTCACTATTATCTAGTTCTTCTAGAAGTTCGCTGTATTCTTCTTGCTCGATTTCTTCTAGTTCCTCATGGGTGGGCTCTTCATGTATCCATTCATCGTGAGCCTGCAAACACTTTTCATAATAAACGGATAATCCGGCAGAAGCATTTGCGGTGAGGATAATTTTTGATTTTTCAATTTCAAAATATTTTTGTTCTGTGAAGGGTTGTACCCATCGAGTCAATGCAAGTGATTCAGACAGTCCATCTCTTCTCATGCGAGGAATCACATTCATAAGCAAAGGATTACAAATCTCATAATGTGCGCCATGATCAGTTACTTCACAGATGATGTTTTCACCACTGACTAACTTTACGATCTTGTATTCTGAGTTTATCATTTGAGTTTTACCTTGCTGATTTCATAATCAAACTGTTCACTGTTGTAAATATTTAGTCGTTCTGTAAAATGGTTTAACGTGAAGTTGGGTTGATTACGAAATGTCATATCATCAGCAATATCAAAAATCAAAACGGAATCTTTATTTTCCCCCTTACGCAAACCTCGGCCGATTGATTGCAGGACTCTAATTTTACTTTTCGAAGGGGAAGCGAGCACGATGTTGTTGATATTGCGAATATTGACACCAGTACTAAAAGTCCCGTAACTCGCAATAGTGATAGAGTTCTTTTCATTTTCAACGACAGCCCGAATGTGTTCTCTTTCTTCGGTACTAGTACTACCGTAGATAAAGAATATCTTTCTCATTTTATCGTCAAAGAAACCATTATCTCTGGCATCAATTACTTTGTCGTATAACAGTTGTCCTTGATTTTCTACCAACTGAAACAGACAAAGTGTGTTGCCTGGAATGTGGAAAAGAAGATTACTGATAAACTCGTTGCGTATTTCAGATGTTCCAAGATACTTCAGTTCATCTGCATATGTCATTCTCTCACGAATATTTGGGTGTTTGAGAACAAGACATTTTATCTTCAAGTCTGCCAGTGACTTATTATCCATCAACTCCTTTGTTGTCGTAACTCGTTCTACAGGACCGAATAATCCCTCCAACACAAGTCGATGAGTCTCTGTCCCATCAAGTGTCCCTGTAAAACCAAAACGATGCTTACAACTATGTAGTTTACTCATGATCCCTGTGAGTGACTTTGCCTTGAATAAATGTGCTTCGTCACCAATCACACAACCGAAATCATCAAAGTATTTCTTTGGCATCTTGTATAGAGATTGCCAAGTTGATATCACCACATCCTTTGTAACTTTTGTATCATGTCCCTGATAAACTCTTTGACAGTATGTGCCTGGTGACCAACCATAATCTTGAAAGTCACTATACATCTGTTCTACCAGTGAAGTTGTGGGAACAAGAATGAGTGTCTTGAGTCCTGCCATGTGGTAGTAACGAACCAGTGAGTAGATTATAAGTGATTTACCAGAAGCAGTAGGACTAAGAATAAGGGCACGATCATTTCCCACGGCATGAGAGAAAGCCTGAATCTGATAATCTCGCACCTTGATGGATTTTCCTTGCGACCTTGGTTTGAGACTTTTGATAAAACCTCTTGCAACTGAATCCACAACATTCCGCTCATTTTTTACTCCCTCTTCTAATTCGTATGATACATTGTTATCATCACAATACTTCGTGATGTAGTCAAGTAGTCCAACGTATATCTCACCATTTGCGGGTGAGAACAATCTTATCTTACCATCCCAAATACGTTTGCGATACATGGGCATGAACTTTGCACCAGGCACCTCAAAGGTAAAGAATTCTGTGAGTTCACGCCTTGTGGACTCAGACATGTCTTCCAGTATTAGATATACTTCATTTTTTTTAGATATACGCATTTTGTAGTGTTCGAGGTTCACCGTAGTGTCCTCTAACCAATATGTTCCATGCAATACTTATGCGTTCATTTGGAGTGGGTGGAACCCAATGCATGAGCCATGATGGAAAGAATAATGCAGTGTCTACAACAGAGTTAAACTGCAACATACTAGAGTTGTCCCAATCTGGTGTATTTCTGGGTTTGAAGATTGTTGCAGATGGTCTGGGGTCAAAGAACTGAATAGGAGCACCACTCTGTAGATAATAGACGCCAGATAGAACGTTATTAGAGTGAGTGTGTGGTGGGTGCGAGTTTCCCTCTGAAAGAAGGTTTCCCCACATATTAGTAATCTCTACGTCCTCAAACTCGTATCCGCTGTTTGTCAGAATAGTCTTTGATGTCTCTATAATCTTTTCTGCCAGAGGACGGAAATAAGACATGGTATGAAAGTCATCCCCCTTTCCACCATTCTTGACATAAATCAACATATTCTTCTGGTCAAAAGTACTAATATTCATTTTGACTTCATGAATAGATGTAGGAAAACACTTGTATGTTTTTACATCAACCACGATACAATACTCCAACGTGTTCCTTTGGTAACAACCTCTGCTTCGTGTGGATACATAAAGTTTGATGGGAACACTACGGCAGACCTAGCCTTGGGTTTCATAGTTTTTGTTGCAACTGTGAACTTACCACCTTCGTAGTCATCATTCAGATATAACAGAACTGTTGCGTGTGGATATCCATAGTGTTGTCCGTGACTGTGGTGGATGCTGTCGTAGTGTTTGGACATGAACCCACCTTCTGAATACCGATTGATACGAAAGTCTGTAAGATGTTGAACAGAGAAATATGGATGGTCTGTCATGTACATATTGATGGCATTTACAAAACATTTCTTGAGAGGTTCATAGAGTTCGTGTGTGTTACGAATCCAGAACTCATCCATGTTTACTCGTTCATCCGAATTGTCCACTTTACCTGTCTTATTTGCATATGTCGATTTCTGGTAATCTAGGTTTGCGCCCATAATCTCATCGGTCAAATCTTTGGAAACCATATTCGAATATTCCATAATATATTTTTCAATGTCCATTATACCATCCCAGCCTCAAACTTTTTCCAATCAGTTGCATTGCGAATATCCCATCCACGATTGTCAATAGACTTAATGATACCCTTGCAGTAATCTACACAGGTTTCATAATATCCAATCTTGTTCTGTAGGCGTAGAATATCCTCATCTGACTGCACATACATTTGCAAGTCAGTTTTCATTACCTTTATGTCAAAGGGTTTTGCAGCATAGACCTTTGCATCTGCCTTACCACCATAATACTCCCACTTCTCACGATAGAGTTGCTGATGGTCGGTTCGTGCTTTGATGAGAAGAAGTTCGAAGTCAGATTTAAAATCTAACCACTTCTGTTTGATCAACTGGTTCTTATAGGATTCTTGATCAATATGTTCATCATCTATAATTGGAAGGTCTTCTTTTGATATACGCTTCAATTCATCTAAGTTCATGTTTATTCCATATTAAAAAAAGTGAGCAGAGTTGATGTAACTCTCTTGGTATATATTGACCCTAGTGAGGCTTGCCGAGTTATCACTAGTTATTAAGTCTCAGATTTAATAAATGTTAAAGTTTATCGCATCTGCTCGTTTTTATTTATATACTTTCGATTTCATAGAGTGTGTATGCAAATGATGCACTTGCAACAAGATAATTAACATCTGTTTCTGCTTGAGTGAATTCTAATGCATCTAATGACGTTGGATACAGATCACGAAAGAAAACGTTTGCAACTGGATTATTCTTGTTTGATAGAATAGTCAGAGTTGCATCTGAGAACATTGCTCGAACTCCAGTGGCGGGTTGCACATCACCAATGTCTCTACTTGATCCTCTAGTGGCAGTAGGAGTTGCAGATGTCTCTGAACGAAAGTTCTTGAACTGGTCTGTGTTCTTTGGAAAACCAATAGAAGTAATCCATTCATGAAGTGACAAATAGTTCTCTAGATATTCATCTACAATGAAAGAAAGTGTAAATGGGTCATATGTAACCTTATCTCCCATCATAGGAATATCAGTAAGTCTTGTGGGCATAACTGCATTACCCATACTGATAGATGGAATTGATGCTGTCACAGTAAAAAACTCCACCTTTGGAAGTTGGTGAATGTTAAATTTAAACTGAGTTGGACTGAGGTAGTCTAACTTATCAGGTTGTCGTTCTATTGTTCTTTGTGTTGCCATGTAAGTATTTATAAGAAAAAGGGAGACACCCTTTCGAGTGTCTCCCAAGTTTGATCACAAACTTTCTTTTTCTTATTATTACATAAGGTTTGTGACTTTAACGCGACGATACCAAGCGTTGGTGTTTGCGTCGAGTGAAGCGTCAGTATTGACGGTATCACCAGCAGCAACGGCACCAGCAGCAGCGAATGGGTTAGCAGCCATGCCGTAGCGTGTCTTGAACCCAATCTTTGGCTGGAAGGAGTTTTCACCAACGGCACGAACCATCTGTAGTGGAACGTATGGGCAATAGAAGAACCCAGCGTCGTATGGTGATGTACCCTTGTAACCAACAACGTAGTACTGAGAAGCAGCAACGTTAGCGGAATATGGATCAACATAGACCTTGTAACGTCCGTTCATTGTACCAGCAAATGTGTTGGCAGTGTCATCAACGTTTAGTGAGTTGTTGAGGGCAGGGGTGTAATCTAGAACACCAGCCATCTGTAGGGCAGAAGCAACGTCTGCTGAACAGATGATCATGTTACCCTTACCGCGACGTGTCTGCTGACCAATTGCGTTAGCATCACGTTCGATCTGGAACATTAGACCCTTGAACTTCTCAACTGACCAACGACCGTTTGAGTCAGTGTCTAGGTCGAAGATACCAGCAGTAGTTGTGTTAACTGCGGCACCCTTGACAGCGGTCACATATAGTGAACGGATGACTTCACGGTTGATTTCAGCAAGAATTTCTGTGCTGAGAATGTTGGAAAGTTCTGTTTCGGCGTCAAGACCGTGGATTGCCTTAAGGTCTTGTGCGAGTTCCATTGTGTACTCGGCCTTGAGGGCACGGGACACAGCGGTAACGGTTGACTTCTCAATGGAGAAAGCCATCTCACCGAAAGAGTTTGTGGCGCTATCACCGAGGGCTTCTGCCTGTGATCGTGTCATACCAGTTGCACTAACGTATGTACCAGCGGAAGGTGAGTCGTTAAGAACAGCAGGGTTAGTCTCTGTTGCACCAACGTCGCCACCACCGATTGTACCAGCAGCGTTCTGGTTTGAGATGTCTGGCATTGCTTCATCAACGAGAGCTTCTGCACCATCCTGTGAGGTGAATGAAGAACGCATTGCGAAGATTAGACCAGTTGGACCTGTCATTGGCTGAACACCGCAGACATCATAAGCAATGAGGTTTGGCATTGCACGACGAACTAGGGAAATTAGAATTGGGTCCCATGTGTCCATCTGTCCACCACCCATGCTGTTGACAGGGGCGGTTTCTGCGAGGAAGCCACGATCCTCACGGAGAGCCTTCTCTTGGTTCTCTAGGATAATTGTAGTAACAGCGCGCTTGTAAGAATCTTTGATCTCTGGAAGATCAGCGTGATCTAGGACGGGCTGCCACTTTTCTTGTAGATGTTCTGTCTGAAACATTTGTTTCTCCTTATTAATTAATTACATCTAAGTGGTTTATTATGAATTATTGGCGCGAGCCTTAGTCTTTGTGATTGCAGTCATGTACTTAGCCATGCTGTCACTAACACTAATGTCCTGTGCTGCGCTGTCATGTACTTCATTATCAATAACTTGTTCTGTGATCACTTCTTCACGAACCTTGGGGAAATAGTTCTCCTTGATTGTGTCGAGCTTTGCACGGAATGCATCTTCGTCAACGAAGTCAACATCCTCTACAAGTGACTTGAACTTTTCAACTTCTGTGTCGGTTAGGTCTTCAGAGACTTCAACGACAACGTGTTCGCGAACAAGTTCACCGTTCTTTTCTTTAAGAGCGATATTCTGTTCAAGAACCTCATTTACCTTCTCTTCTAGTTCTGCAATCTTATCAGACTGAGCACCTAGTACGTCATACTTCTCGTCAGGAACGTCGATGTAATGATCCTCGAAAAGTTGCTTAAGACCAGAGATGAAGTCTTCTGCGATTTCACCCTTGAGTCCACGCTCGATTGCGAGTTCATTTTCCTTTGTCCATTCCTCAACAACGTAGTTAAGATAGGTATCAATTTTGTCAGTCATCTCATCCTTTGCTTCGTCAAGTTTTGTATCGAACTCATCGACAGTAACCTGATATAGACGGGCGATTTCTTCGCGGGTCTTGGACTTAACGGCTGCTTCGAAGATTGTGGATGCCTTTGACTTGAAGTCTTCAGAAAGGTCTTCACCTTCCATAAGTGCATCTACGTCTTCCTTGACGTTGATGGACTTGATCTTCTCTTCAATGGCCATCTTTGCAGCTTCGAGCTTCTTGATCTCTTCCTGCATTTCCTTATCTTCGTCATCATCTTCTTCATCTGGGTGCATCGCGGACATGATTTTCCCATATGAAGCTTTGAGGTCTTTTGCCTTCATGGTTTCCATTTTATCATACATCGCCTTCAACATTTCCATCTTTGTACGGGGGGCGGCGGCTTCTTCAATTACCTCGTCTTCATCACTTTCGTGATCTTCTGAAACCTTTTTGGATTTTTCGGCGGGTTTCGCACCTTTCTGTTGTGCATCACCAGTAACAGGCTTTGCATTCTTTGCTGCAACGTCTGTTGGGGATGATGCGGCTTCTGGATCGACTACAGGTGCGCCACCATCTTGGACTTCACCATCGACCTTCTTGCCCTTTTCTGCTGGGACGGCACCCTTTTTCTGGGGGTCACTTTCATTCGCTTCTTCAAGCTCAGCAAGGACTTCCGCCTCCAACTCTTCAATTGTTTGTTCTAGTTCTGACATAGGATGCCTCCTTTTTGCAGTAATAAAATTACTAATATTTATTTATAAATTATAATCTTTGTAGAAATTTTGCAAAGGCAAGTGCTTTCCGCGATTCGTCAAGTCTTGCCTGTTTTGCATCAAATTCCCGTTTCATCTCAACCAATTCTGCTTCAAGTAGAGCACCGTTGTTCCAAACCCACTCCTTACCTTCCATAATACCTTCTACGAAAGCATTTGGAGCGGATGGATCAGCAACGATATCGGCGGCCGTTGCGAGATAGAAGTCATCACGAACATAGTTTGCACCATTTTTTTGTTCTAGACTACCCATACCACGCGAGGAAACGCCGAGTTTAGCACCCTCGTCCATGAGATTCTTTACGATTTCACCCATTGGTGTGGACATGATCTTTGCCTCACCAATAAAGTTCTTACCGTCTTGTTCCAGACTTGTAATCATGTGTGAAACTCTTTCAAGGTTCACGGTTGGTCCGTCTGGGTGACCTAATTCACCAAAAGCACGATTCTCTTTGATGAAATTCTTGTTGTACTTTGCAACTTCCTTTGCAAGTACCTGTTCTGGATAAACACGGCCATTTCGGTTCTTGATATCCGATTGCATGAAGATACCACGAATCTTGTAACTCTTCTTACCGTCTTCTTTTTCTTCGCAGATGTATTCTACTTCTTCTACTTGTTCTGAGAACAGTTTTACCGTGTTAGACATTTTTCTTATCCTTATTTCCAAACTTCGTATTGGATTGGTTGTTTCTTCTTAGACCTAAAATTGAAATCACGAATGTGGTGCTTTTTACGACTCACACCTTCTTGATGAAAACCAACACCCATAAGAAGAATTGGTCTTCCCTTCAGAAGTGCAGTCTCTTGTACACCCTCTTCATGAAAACATTGGCAACAACCTGTTCTATATCCCATAAGTGAGGCAACAATGTTTAAATATCCTGCAGCAATACCTACTGCAATATTTCTGTCTCTTTCAATCTCTTGCATATCCCATTCTGTCAACTCACCATTCTTTAAGAAACTTCTAGTAAGTTCGTTTCTAGGAACAGTATCTTCATGCAAGTCATCTAAGAAATTATGCTCTTCAAAAATTACTAATAGATTTGCCAAAGTCTGTGGATTTGTTTCTGCAACACGGCCTTCCAATCTTTTTCTTAGATAGATTGGTTGTTTGTTTTGTTCACCAGAAGGTAGTTCTGGAGAATCACCGTGAGTACTAAACCCATATGTCAAGTTGTGAATGTCTTCAATAAGTGATCTATCTTCGATAAAAGTTACCTTATAGAAAGCAATATTTTGTTTACTTGGACAATTTGTTACCGCATGAATCATTGTATCAATGTCTTCTTGTGGAATTCTCTTAGTCAAGTCCCAATTTCTTTGAGTGTGTTGACTACGAATAACTGCTTTTTCAATCTCTTTATGAGTATGTGAGTTTAACATTATTACTGTCCTTATACTAGGTTATCGTAACCAGCAGATTTTCTTAATTTAATAATCAGAGTTGTTGCGCCAGCACAAGTTGCGAGGATATCACCCGTATAACCAGATGATTTTGGGTTCTTTGCAAGAACTGGCAGGCCATCAAATCCGCCCAACTTACCGTTACCAACCAGAGCCATTGCAGTATCATCTGTGGTTGCATCAAACTCTAGTAGTAGTGTACCACCAGTTGTACACCAGTGAACACCTACAATATCTAGTGCAGGGTTTGCGTCATGACCGTCTAGTGCAGATGCATCAACAATAACTGCTTCTGTCTCTGCACCAGTTGCAACTGCTTTGACTGTCACTTCGAAGTCTTTATCCGATAGAATCTGTGTTGCCCAAGCCATATCTTAGTCCTTAAATGTTTAGCATTTCTCGTTCAAAGTAAGACATTAGGTCTTTTTCCGACACTTTGAACTGTTTTGAAACGTCTTTTATTGTTTTTTCGAAACTATTTAGGAAATCTGAGGGTTTGGAATCCATAACACTGAAAATAGAGTCAACAGCGTTCTTCATCTTAGGAGAAAGTTTCCGATACTCCTTAGACTTACGATGCTCATCCTTCTCTAGAACTGTCTGTTCGTAGATGTCCTCAATCTTCCTCATTTACGTCCTCAATAGGTGACTTGACAAAACTGTTTGCAACTTCTCTTCGTTGCATCTCTAGTTTGCTACCCACTCTATCTGCCATATCGTTTTGAAAAATTCTCTCTGCCTCAATGTTGTTTCCTGAGACAATTGCGTTTAGTAAATCTTTTGTGGTGTTCATTGTTCATCTCCTTCATCACCAAATGCGTCATCATCAGATGGAATACCGTCTTGTTCTGGGTCTTCGTAATCAGGCATTTCGTCTGGTGCAATAATACCACCAGTACCATCCTGTGGATAACGAGTTACACCATCAGAACCATCTGGAATATCGACGCCACCTTCGATTGGGTCCATATCACGTTCTTTTGCAATCTGATCCCGCATCTCTGCAATATCTGCATCATTCATGTTCAATACACGTTTGAGAACATACTCTTTTGAGAAGAATGTTCCAATGTATGACTGAATGCTGTCAAGTGTTTGAATTCTGTCGTTAAGTAGTTCTGCCTCTTTCAGTTCTGCAAAGTGACCATCTTCTAGGAAGTCAAACTGAATATGTTCTTGCATATTTGGCCAGTCTTCTGGTGAGATTACTCCCTTCAATAGAAGGTTTGTCTTCAAGAGGTCTACGAAGAGTGGGGTAAACTTCTTACGAATACGTTGTACGAACTTTGTGAATTTAAGTTCGTCTCTAGTAACTTCAGTTGCTCTTCCGAGAGAGAACCCGTTTTCTGCTTCAAGTCTTGAAATCGGCACGTTAAGTGAACGGTATAGTTTCCGTTGGAAATATACGATGTCATCAATCTCTCCGAGATTAGAACCGCCGGGAAGTGTGGTAATCTCTGTTCCTCTACCACCTTCTCTTCGTGGCAACCAGAAGTCTTCCAACATACTCATGTGGTTACGGTCATCTCGTATCTCACCTGTCGTTGCATCGTAAACAAGTTTGTTACGATAACGGTTCATAACGTCTTTTAGATACTGTTCTGCCTTGACCTTTGGTAGATTACCAACGTCAATATAGAAAATTCTACGTTCTGGCGCACGAGAAATACGATAGATAACCAACGCATCCTCAATCATACGCAACTGATTAACAGGTTTGATTGCTTTGTGTAGGTAAGAAAGAACACGACCTGATGAACTGTCGATCAAACCAGAAGGAACATAGCAGATTGCATCCTTGGAAATACGAATGCCCTGTGATGTTGAGTTTGACATACCGCCAACACCAGAGTATCCCTTTTCATTATACACGAAATACTCGTCTACCTTTTCGATCATATCAACTTGCGTCTTCTGATCTTTGCTCTTCTTTACTTCTCTGACCTTCTTAATCTTCATAGGGTCGATATTACGAACCTGTGTAATACCCCGCCGAGGATTATTAACGTCAATAACTTTGTGATAGTAGATGCGACCGTCAACGTACCACCGTCTAAAGATATCATGTCCCTTGACACTGAAATCTAATAGACGAAGGATTTCGTTGAACTCGTCACGAATTCTTTTCTTAATCTTCTCTGGATAGGGTAGATTGTCTAGTGTAATTTGTACTGCAACGTCATTCGTATTTGCTACGATTGATTCGTTTACGATATCCTCAACTGCGGCATCACACTCAGCCTGCAATGCGATATCTCTGTATCTTCGAATAAGATCAACATCTGATCTTTCACGTCCATCTGTGTTGAGTACAGACGATAAAAAACCACCGCCAGCAACGTCAATTGCGCCGTCATCAGGAGTAGGGGTGGTGAATGTCTTTTCACCACCCTCTACTTCTTTGGTTGCTCTTTGAATTTGGAACCCAAAAAGTTGTGCCATAATATCTCCTACTAGTATCTTCTATTTAGTAGGTTTAAATTAGAAGTTCACGCCTGAAGCTTCAAAGTGTTGATATCTCCATGTTACTTCAAATTCTTCAATCGCATCTGCTGTGTCAGATGTTAATTCGATTGCAGAAATTGTTGTTGGCCATGCACTTCTAAAGATATATGTCTTTAGCACTGTATCGTCACGATCAAGTTGTTCCACTGTGAGGTCCGTCTGATAATCAGCAGGAGCAACAACACCAGTGTTATTTGCAAGATCGTTGATACCGTTACTCCAACGTTCCATCGCATTACGGATCATGAAGTCTGTGTCATTCATAAACGTAGTCGTCCATGCTTCATCAAACGTTCTATCACCAGCAATGTAAATCTGCCTACCTCTGAATGGGATTTGAATTTCCCCAAGAGTTTGTGCAGGAAGGTTGGAGGCACGAACTAGAAATGAGGTTCTACGAACATCAAGTCCAATTGCAATGCCGGGTGGTGGAGTGATCGTTACACGAAACTGGTTCGCACGAGCACCACCACCGATTAGGTTTGCCTTGAAATCGTCAATATTAGCCATGATTAACCTCCTACCTCACTAAACGATACGCCCGTTCTTACGGCAATAAAGTTCAGTGTAATAAAGTTAATGGAACGAGCAGGCTTGATGTAAATATCACCAACAAACTCGTTACGGTCAATCACCTCACCAGTGTTGTTTGATGCGTCACAAACTACACGGAAGTCGGTAATACCTCTACGACCTTGGACATCACGAAGGAATGGTTCAACTAGGTTAC